GAGAACGATGACATCATTCGTTTAAGTTACGATGAAGGTACACGTAAAGGACGTAGCTACGTAGAAGCTATTATCAATACTGATCGCAATGGTTTCCGTTTCCGCCAACGTTACAACTTCGGTATCCTACTGGAACTGGAAATCGACTACCTGCACAGTGAAGGTGGTTATCGTTCTTTGCTGGAAGCTATTAAAGAAGTGACTGAGTCAGAGTCATACCTGACCGAGTTGATGATCGACTTTGAATACTGCATTTCGTTGTTCACAGAGCACGTCGCTTCTAACATTAACCAAGACTAAGGTGTATGCATGACCAGTATAGTGGATACTCTAGTACAAGAAGCGGTTAGTGGTGCTCGTGATATCACTGTTGCTATTGGTGACCAAGAACTTCAATTCGAAGTTTGGTTCGATTACTTCTTGAGTAAGGTTGGGGAACGTAACCTCTTTAATAAAGCGGTGATCTACGACGATCTCACCTTTAATATGGACGGCTATACTCCAACGCTGTTCCCCGTGGTTAATCAATTGATCAAAGGAATGTCTTATATAGGGCTGGATATCATCAAACCTTCTAAGACTGGCCCGGTTCCTGAGGAACTCGCTGAAACTTTTGGTTCGATGATTGCGGATGATCTGGAAGACCTATACTGGATTTTGTTTACGGTCGTTGTGCACGGGCATCCTCTTAAGGGTGTCCGTTATGCCACAGCGTACCGGAAAGGGGAATTGATCTACCCTCCAGTTGATCCGACCTTCACCGATTACTACCCTGCTGAACACGTGCATGAACAAGCCCGCGGTATCTTCATTGATACCAAAGAACGGTTCCTCCGCACTACTCGTCCTGAACTTTTCAAAACAGACGCTAAAGGTGTATTGCTACCATGACAGATAATGACCTGTTCGAAGATATCCAGCACATTGTTAATCATCCAAATGTAGATGCCAATCACTTTAAGGGTCACACTGTTGAGACCGCAGCTTACGCTATGGGTGTCAGTTCATCTGATCCTTATAGTAACTACTGGAAAGAAATGAAACCATGGTCTCGTCCTCTACAGATCGGTAAGCTGATGCGGAAGTTCTATGACGCTCCTTCACCAATTAGCGTTGCAATCGCACTGGCTACATTGGATCGGGTTAGCCCGACACCTAATCTACAACTGAACAATATCCTTCTGGGGTTTGGTCATGTGATGTCAGACTATGCCTTCCGTATCCTTAAGCGGAATGTGGAAGATGGGATCGAGGACCAGACCAGTCGCACTTATCACGTACTGAAGAACATCTTGCAGATGGCTGAAATCAGACGTGTTCTCACGACACCGAACATGAGTATGGACCTTGACTCAATCCAATACTCGTTGGGTTATGCTAACACAGCGTTGATCGGTCAGGTAGACGGACCGAATGGCGCCCACCCAGTTGCAATCGAAATGCTTCGTCGATTCATCGAAGAGGTACAACGACTTATCCAACCAAAGGTACGGAGTGATGCTGCGTAAAACAATAACTGTACTCGGCTTATTGGCGCTAGTTAGCTGTACGCCAAGTTATGCCAAAGCTGATGTGATGCCTCTTACAGCCGAACACTGCAAGAAGGTCAAAGTCATGGCTCGCCAGATCTTGATTGACATGCAGCAAGGGGCAACACAGTATCAAGTCATGCAGGACCTTAACCATCGTTCCATGATGGATTTCGGAAGACATGGTGAGATAGTCAAGCTTTATCTGCAAGTGAATACTTCTGCTTTCGCCCGCAATATCAAAAAAGGATTTCGGGTAAATCAGATCTTGCAGATTGTTGACAAGGATTGTAATACACAAGTCGCAGAATAATAGCCCTCCCTTCGGGGAGGCTTTATTTCGTTAATTCATTTTATTTGAGATTTATATTACTACTGTGTAATATTTCAAAGGTGGCCTATGGAACATACAAGATTAGTCGTGGAGGGCCGATGGGTAAATCGCGGTTGCGTCGGATTACCGAAGTGGCAACTGATGGTTCACCCCGTCGTCATTAAATCTCAAATCAATAAAGGTTATGCTGGTTGTATCGTACTGGGAGATATGGATCTACTTGACTTACCTATGGTCGAAGAAAGACCGCCTGGTGTAATTGATGTAACATTGCACAACTTTGGTGAATATAGCTGTAAGGAGGGTTACGAATGGAAACTCTTTTTGACCACTCCGATCCCATTCATTAAAGACACTGCATTTGAAGCACAGCGTAAAAACGGTTATGTGTTTTTAGAAGACATTAAACCAAAAGATACTGAGGAGGATCTCGATATGTGGATCTTTGAATCACTCAGTAGTTTGACCGGACCACGTACCATCTCATTCACAAAGGAAACGCATTAATGACTATCTACTTTGAAGGTGACGGTAAATCCCGTCCAGTAACCATCTCTGAATGCCGCGATCAGTTCATCAACACTTTGAAAGAAGTACGTGATGAAATCCTGAACGACCCGGCGTTGGAAGCTTATGATGATACCCCTCAACGTGACCGGGTAATCGCTAACCGTGTGATTGGCGGGATTCTGGATATCGTCGATGGTAACAATGCTAACTTCCCGGCTATCAATCTGATTCCTACCGAGAATCCTGAAGATATCGAAGAAGCTAAAGCCGCAGGTGCTAATTACTTCGATACCAGTGAGTTCGCTGACTTCGGTGGTGGACTGGCTGAATACTGGCGGCAGGTATCTAACTAATGGCGAGCCTAGAAGATGATGTGGTCTCACATATCGCTTGGGACCTTTATGAGCTTCGCAATACCCTGATCAAAGATGAACTCCATAAGTTGACTCCAGTGCAGTTAGTAGACGCCGCTATTAGTCGTACGACAACAGCTATTCAACGTAGTTTCGAGTTGGAAGCTAAGGGTGTATGTGAGTCGAATGGCGACCCTCATTACTGTGTCGACATCTCGACCTATTATTGGGATATTGTCAATGACCCTAGTGTGGGGGATACGTGAGAGCTGAATGGTGGGTAACTGAACGAAACAACCTACAGCTTTCAATCTCTTACCAGCAACCTAATGAGACTAGCTCCGGCACCGCAGGTTGTAGTACCGGCTGGTGGTTACCATTAGAAGGTGGGATTGAAGCAACCGCCGAACGCATTCTGGCTATCGTAAAGAAAGACTGGAACTGGCGTGAAGTTAAAGATCTCGATTCGTGGAAGAAACTTTTATGAAAACTGCAACCGTTCCAAATGACCCAGGTCTTACCCGTCTGATGGAAGTGAACGCTGAACTCTCAGTGGCATTTGAACAATACGAGAACCATTTCCGTGGTGAAATAGTACGACATCAGTTCGAAGCCGTGTCCAGTTCCCTGAAGGCCATCACCGATAGCTTACCTAATCTCAGTGATAAAGAACTGCGGATCATTGAAGCGGGTATTGCTGATGCTGTCCATAACGCCAGTGAATACACCGTAGCAATGATCGGGTTACATGAGCGTACCCTTGGACTGACGTCTGAGGCGGCCCCCGCTGAAATCGCTAAATCGGCGAATGCTATCTTCGGCCAACAAATCGCTAAATACTGGGACTATGTGTAATGGCTGAACGCAGCTTTACCATCGCAACCGTACCTTACCGTAAACAGAGACAATGCCTCATGAAGAAACCAGAAATTACCTACGAGTTCATCAGTCACAAAGATCGTGAGCGTTATGTTCAGTTCGCCAAACAAGCATGGTTGCTGGGATTGCATGAAGACGGTTTTCTGCAAAACCATCTCCGCACTATCTGGAATTGGGGCGATGACTATCTTGAATATAAATACATTGGTGACTATGATTTCGTAGTGGCACGTGCCGATGGCGCTATCGTGGGTATTATCCTTCACGAACATCAGCTGTCCACCATTGACACCTATGTGATCCCTAGCTGGCGTCGACGCGGCATCGCTAGTGGTATCGTGAGTGCACTGCGTGGCTTCGTTGGTGATAGTAAGGTACTGTGTGGCTGGAGCGGTAAGTCGGGTCAGGGTTGGGAGAGTTACTATGCACGTAACTTCATTCTCTATCTGGATCAACCCGTTCCACGTGAGTTCCTTGATAAGCACGTGACTAAAACGGATGCCGAGAAAGCTTTCTTAAAATCCCTTAAACTGAAAATGTCTGCCGCCTACCGGAAACACAAAGCAGGTAAATAACATGATCAACGTGACCCACGTAAAACGTTCAGACCGTGAACACTTCATTCGAGTCAATCAGACGTTGTTGAACGGTCGTTACTTCGAGCAGTATGGTTCTTTGCAATTCCGACTCGCGCACACACTCGCTGGTGAAGGTTGGATGTATGGCGAAGACTATGATCTCTTCTTGGCTTATGTAGATGGCCGACTCGCAGGTTACTGTGTGTATCTACCTAAGACCAACGGTGTTGAGCTTTACGTGGTGCCACGTTTCCGTCGTATGGGCGTGGCTTCGACCTTGATCAAAGGCGTTCGGAAAATTACCGGGCTATCCGTCCTATGTGCCAAACATGGGTTTCAAGGCAGTGAAGACTTCTTCCGTCAAGCACACATCTTTATAGAAAACGATGATCGTGTTTATTCGACGATGCGTAAGCTGGGTGGCGAGTACTATAATAAACTCCCACCTGATGACTTCGTAAGGTTGTACCGTCGGGCAAACAGAACTCTTAAAATGAAACTACATCACGCATTGAGAAAAGAGAATGCAATTAAACTGGGCTGAGTTGATCTTACTGGGCATGTGGGCGTTAGCCGGTGGTTTCGTAACCATCGGCGAGTTGTTTAAAATACCAGCGATGCAGTGCCAATCTTTATTCGGCACTAGCTCACGCTGGGGTAAGTTCAGTATCGGCATGGTACTCTTGATCTTCGTAACGTTTCGACTAACAACTTGGGTGACTTCGGATAATCCAACTATCAACTGGGGGTCCTAATGCTAGGACAGATCTTTAAAGAATGGTTTAAGCGTTTGGTGTGTCCTCATGTCAACATCGAGCTTCGACAACATGAGTACGGCCACGCTTACTTCTGTAAGTGCTGTGATGCAAACATCAGGGTCCGTGTAGTGGACACTAGTCGACCTAAATCTGAAGATGGTCATTGCTGTTGTCATAAAGGTTGCACCGCTACCAAGTAATGTATCAACGATGGTAGTACTATCCTATTCAATTCGTGGAGCTAAACAAATGAGCGTAGACAATTTCATTGGTGCAGTAAAAGTAAAGCGTGATGATGCTATCGAATGGTTCAATAAGACTATTGAGGACAATGGTGGTATTTTCCCGGTTGAGGAACTAGCAACGGGCATCGACACCTTGGTGGGTGGCGTACTGGATGTGCTTGAAGAACAGTACACTGATATCATCGCTGCTGAAACCGAGGATGGTACTGAGGCGATCGTTACGTGTGCATCTGATCTGTCCACCTTGTACTTCGAAGAGGTCTCCAATTAATGGCTGATCGTATTAATGATGCAGGTTTGCTGACCGTCATGAAGGATATCCGCACTGAGTCTATTGAGAAATTCAAAGACACCGTACGGGAACTCCAGAAAGACGAAACTAATGATGGACACGATGTATTGGTAGGGTCGGCTGCAAAAGCAGTCGATCATGCGATCGGCACCGTATTGAATACTGTGTTTGACCACCCAAGCTTTTTCGTCGACCAGCTCACACTGGAACGCCGTGATGCTGAAAATGATTTCGAGGTTGTGGCCCATTTCCGTCCGGGGTTGGGTGAACTTTATTGGAATGAGGTATCGAACTAATGTCTGAAGCTAATGTAGTGGAACAAGAAGAAACTTACGCAACTGGCGTTCAAGTAGTATTGGCCGAGCTGCGTCGACTGCCCGAGCAGGTATTGGGTTACACGATCCTGGATAACTCCGCACCAGAAGTTAAGATCGTCGAAGAGACCATCCGTAAGACTCTGGCAATCGTTGAGACACATTTGGATCTGAGTTATCCCGATTCGGATCTCGAACCACAGGGTGACGGACCGGATATCCAACTGGCTAAGGTCGAGGTGAATGTACCTGTAGAAGACCTGTCCACTAAATACTGGGACATGGTGAACGGCTAATGACTACCGAACGTAAGCCCGCCACGGAGATCACCGATCCGTGGCTGCGGGAGCGTGCTGCTTCTATTAGTGAAGGCGCTCAAATGCTGTTCGATCAAAGAGCCCTAAGCGCTGCTGCACGCGGTGCTAAGACCATGATCAATAGTTGGGTTAGTGAAGCCATTGAAACGGCTGTATCATCAGCTCTGACGCTTGAGCGACCAGGTCCTGATCCAAAGGACAAGGCTATTCTGGATAGCTCTGTTTGCGCAGTGGCGATCGGTCAATGTGAAGAACTGTTGTTGCAGATTGATGATGATAAAGCGCGCGCTGCTGTGCACTCGACAGTTGAGCATGTACTGGAAGTCATCAATGACCAGTTCTATCTGACCCCTAAGATCCAAACTAGTGTGGATGGTACCATCACCACACGCCCTGTCCCAGTCGATGCCATTAATGAAAACCTAGCGTTACTCTGGGATTCGGTTTCTAACTAGTTAACAACCATTCAATCTTAATAGGAAGCTATCATGCAAACTCGTAAATTCAAAATCGGTCAATACGTACAAGCTGCCGTTCAACTGATCAATGAAAAGACTGGTGAGATCTATTTGAATCAAGGCGACCTGGCACGCATCATGGTGATCGATCCAGCATTGCATGAAGGTCGTCCTTACGGTCTTCGTAAAGAAGGTAATGAAGCTTTGGGTATCCAAGCTGAGCACATCACCAAGAACTACTTTGCCGAAGACCAATTGTGTGCAAGTCCACAACATCCAGCTAAGGCCGATATCTGGACTGAAAAGCCAGAGCAGTACTTCAGTCATCCATCGCACCCGCGCCACAATGAACTGAAAGCTCAGGGCTTCCGCTACACCCCACAATAAGTTGAGGTTATCATGGTTGAGCCTACGGCGGTAAAGAATGTTTATGCCGCCCAAGATAGACCCACACATGGACAAAGAGTCCTATATTACTTCGAGCCGTTTGAACAGTGGTACGTCGGCGCCTATGATGCCGATAACGATTCTGTTTTTGGTAAATCTGGTTTCACCAGTTGGTTACCAGAAGTAACTAAATGGATGGATGGAGTTAATTAAATGCCCATTTACGTACAGGTACATCCGCGAACTATAAAGTAAACCTGCGGAGGTAATGTACCATGTCAAAATCGCGACGCACTTGCTATTTCATCAACACGAAAGAATTCTGGTCCCCACGACCTTACCGTTTCTTCTGTTCCAATAAGGAGAACAAAGTACTCTGCCACAAAGCAGAACGTCGGGTGGTTAAGAAAGACATCATCAGTTGGGAATTGCACCAGTTGGATTAAAGTAATATTGCCCTCCTTCGGGAGGGCTTCTATTTTGATAAGAGGATTTTAAATGAATTGGCAAGCATACGGTTCACTGGTTGTATTGTTCTTGATTCTTTACATGGTGTTTGTACCGAATGCTGCAATGCGTGAGAAACGCGCTCAAGCAGCTAAGCTTAAGAAACGTCGTGAGGCTAACGGTATCGCTCAGCCTAGAACCTTTAGTAGCATTCAGGTTACAGGGATTACCGCTCGTCGTGATCAGTCGACCATTGCGCTTACTACAATGGGTGCTGACGATATCATTGAGTTTGAGGGTATCAGTAAAGGCAACTATTCTGAAACTGTTTACGTTGTGGTGGATGGTCAGGGTAACCTTAAAAAGCATCACACTGAAGTCCTAGCTCAAGGTTCCTATCGGAAAGGCGACTGGGGTATTCTGGCAGTAACGATGTCTCCGGGTAACGTAACCCAGCGTAGTATCGTTCCACAAGTGATCCATGAATCGAATGCATTTAAACTGGAACTTAGTATCGTCGTTAATCCTAAATAGTATAGGTTTGCAATTTCGCAATCCATTCTAGAAAGGATCAACATAATGGCTATTCCTAGTTTGGCCGAAGTAAAGGCCAGTGTAAGCGCTGCTGAGATTGCTTCTTACGAAGCGGATATCACTAAACATCTGGAAACCGCAGGTACTGTTGAGTATCTGGAATCCGCCCCAGGTGCATCGGTTATTCGTACCTACCCAGGTAAAGTAATCACCCCACAAGGCATTGAAGCACTCGTTGCTGCTCTGACCGCTGCGGGTTGGTTGGAACCTAAGGTAGTTAATGGTCTGGAAATTCCGGCTACTGGTATTGGTGCTAGCACTGCTGCTCCACGTCCACAGGTAACCGTAAGCTTCAAGCCGCCTGCTTCGACTACCCCTGAGCCAGAACCGGGTCCAGGTGAGTAATACATGAGTCCTTCCTTCGGGAAGGACTTTATACCGCCATAGGAAATATTCAAATGCAAATGCCAAAATTCGATTTGTTCGTATGTTCCAATAAGTTGTTCAACTCAGCTTTGAACATGCGCGTTGAAGAGATTATGCTAAAGCTATATAAACGGTTTCAAAACCGCTTGCACGCCAATGGCTTCGCAAATATTAGCTTTGACGTCATGCGACACATGTCAGATTACGAGCTGACTCGTGATGATATCTCTGCTCTGGTTATCAATCCGGTATTCTTATCGGAACATTATCTGACTCGACATATATCGATGGACTTGATTCGCGATACGGGTAATCGGTTCAATATGCCATGGCGTACTCAACCATCTATGGACGCCTACGCATTTGTTAACCGCGGAAAAGCACCATTGTTTCATGCAATGTTTATTGGAACTCCAATTACAGGTAAGACTTACCTGATGAACGAGTTCAAATTAATGTTGCAAGAGATCGACACTGGGATTGAAATAATCGAATGCGACAATGGGTTCACTGAAGCCGACCATTGGGATATTACCCAAGACGCTGCTGCTTACGCTGATTATGAAGATCGTATTAAACTACAGCACGTTTGTATTGGCGGTGGTCCTCGTGCACTCCATGGAGTAGATGATAAACTGTACCACAACACCCGCATCTAACGTCATAAAGCCAGTCCTTCGGGACTGGCAATTATGCTTTTTTCTTTTTTACAGATCTTTGAACCCTTTAGGTCCAGCGAGAGTAGAAGTAGTTACGTAGGTTTCTTTAGATGGTTTAGCTTTAGATTTCTCTACGTGTTCAGGCAACTTCTTAGTCCGCGCTTTGGTATCTTTCTCACTCCACTCTTGTGCAGTACTTTGTTTGATACCAGCTTTCTTGGCGAACTCAGGATTATGTGCAGCAGCTTTCATGAACTTAGCTTGAGCTTTACTTACTGATGGCATGTTAGCCTCCATTTAGGTTAGGTGTTACATAGGATATATTAGAAGCCTTTTAAAGAGTATATTACAATAGTGAATTTACTATACCCTAGGAGTATCAAGATGCGTAGCTCGGAAGAATTCAAACACTTTCACCGTTTCATCCACGCTGTAGACGTGCTGGATGCGATCAAGAACGAAGTAATGGTCTGGGTCGATGACGACAGTAAGTTTCAAGTCGACTTCAGCGTCTTCGGTAAACCCACCAAGGCTCGGATGCTGTTGAAGGAACACGACGAGTGTCACGTAGACCTGTACGATGAGTTGGGTCAGATCGATGGTCGATTGGTACTGTCTATCTGTGATACCGCTGAAGACTATACCAAACTCGCTCAGCGCATGGTAAACTACCTGCACCGTCCACACGATACGTTCTAACCCAACCAGCGTTGGAGATTTAATATGTTCGAGATCTATGCAGCATGGCTTTCATTACCATGGGGCGCGAAGCTAATTTGCGCCACGCCTATACTCATCCTACCGTTGCTGTACTACACGCATCCTAAACGGTCTGGGTATGCATGGTCCTACGAATGGTCTAATCGGATTACCGAAGAGATCCGTAGTACACGAAAGCAGTATAAAGGTGAGAAACGAAAAGCAGAAATGCTTAACACCTTTTATCGCATCAAAGCTAATCTCGCATTGGAGACAGGGGAGTTCGATAACTATCCCGACATGACTCCAGAGCAACGCTACGTTTGGAACTATTTCCTAGAACGTATGCACCACCAACTCTGAACATATCACAAATGTAATAGAACCCTTTTAAACGCTATATTACATTTGTGAATTAGGACAATCAATCTTATCCCAAGGAGCAATACAATGGCTGACGTAATTATGTTTGGACTAGCTGGTCTGCTCGGTCTGGTTGTATTCGGTGGCATCGCATATCAAGTGTACGGTGTTATCCGTGCCTTCCGTAAACTGAAGTAAGGGCGACATCATGCAACTGACTAACACTGTAACCGCTTGGACCAATCAACTGTATCACGCGCTGGGTAACAAGATCGAAGAGATGATCGAAGCTGATCTCCCATCGTTCGAAGCAGATGAAGAACTCCGTGGGTTCTTCGATCAGACCTACCTTGATCTGTACAAGCATGAAGCTTACCCTGATGTACGTAAGCAGGTGATTGCGGTCATCCAAGCTCAGGACGACAAGCTCTGCCGCATTAAACTGCATTAAGTTTTTTGGACTCCGGTCCATTCATTAATAAGCTGGAGTCTAAAAATGCAAAAAGTTATAAACGCAATCGACTACGCTCTGTTCGCAATCGGTGTTGCTGGTCTGGCAACCCAGGTCTATAGCTCCATCAAAAAGAAAGAGGATGCTCTTGAGCGGCAGACAATCGTTGGCTGGTTTTCGGATGTGCACAATCGGATCAATCTCCTCGAAATCCGTACCCGCATCGACGGCGCTGAGCGTATGGTGGATGTAATGACCGGCATTAAGAACGTCATCGCTTATGAGAGTGTTGATCGTTTCCAATGTGATCCAGTGGCCGTAGAGCAACTGACCAGAATCAACGCATACATCGACGGCATCATCGCCAAATACTAAGGAGCAATATAATGGTCTTCAATCCCGTAATGGAAGGAAAGAAACTGGTCTACTGTACCCGCAACGCCAAGGTGGTTGCGGCCAAAGATCTGTGGCCCGAGTTGGACAACACCGATGGTATCAACGTACTGCAAGCGGAACACTATGTCCATGATGAGTGGTTCCCGATCCGCACTTCAATGATCGTTGACGTCCGCGGCAACGATTACGAAACCCGCAATTCCATCTACCGCGTTATCGACCAAAACTAACTAAGGAGTAATATCACATGTTCAACACTACCCATATCGGCGACATCATGATCCTGACCCCAGACGTAGTTCGCATGACGCCTGAGCGTGAACAGGCCATCCGTGACTTCACTGCGAAAGAAGGTTCCGTGGTAAGCGCCTCGATCGATACCCATCCCGATGGCACCCTGAAATCCGTCGATCTGTTCGGCGGTAACAAAGCCAGTCGTGAATCCTTCCGTGAGTCGCTGGCAAAGGCGTCTCTTTACTAAGTGAGGCGAATTGGGGACCGTAGGGTCCCCAGTCGTTAATTTATTTTTCGGAGTTTTGGCAATGGAGCTTTATCGCGATTTGTTGTTTAAACGTAACCTTTATGGCTACGTCGAGGAAACACGGGTTCAGTTATATTTCACTTACATCCGTCAGATCCCATTTTGGGTTGTGTACCACCCACATAACGATGAACTGGATCTTCTCAAAGTACGTGAGTACGGTAAGTACTTTGTTGCCCCTGAGAGCGTGCTCAATTACTTCAAGTCTTTCTATAGCGCATGGACGAGGAACGAAACATTCATTCCGTCGATCGATATGACTGACGAGGCGTTAGATCATTTACGCACGGCTAAACCCGATCCTAATGGATTGATGTACCGTGTGATCTACCGGAACCCTTTTGCTGAGATTGAAGAGGTCGCCTTCGGGTCTGGTTGGCATGACATCGATGAGCCACGTTTCGTACCGGCTAAAACCTATGACTTTGGTCGTTGGTGCATTTACCCGGAACACATCGCCAAGGCCGTGGCTACCTTACACAGTACGGCGATGTACGACAACTATGTTCGTGACCGTGTGAAGAATAACCCGGAGACCGGGTTCTTCGTAGTACAATCGGCACCCTTTCATCCAAGTGGTAATCCACCTGAGGGTGAAGACTGGGTAGAAGTAGCATCACTGTCCCACTGGAACAAACATGTCGTTATTGATTTCAATGAAGATATGTCTGATATAAAAGCCCATTTCCAATACCTTAACTGAGGAGAAAACAATGCAACACTACGGCATGACTGCACAGAAACCTGATCATCAAGGCACACAATACAAAGTAGAACATCTGGCCAGTGGAGATAACCTGTACTCGGTTACTTCAGAATGGCAAGGTTTCCCTAACTTCATGGTTTGGAATGATGATCGCACCGTGATCCTCGAACCTGTCGGACATTTCAATTCCAAAGAAGTGTTCGACATCGTGTCTGGCCACATGGCTAACATGACCGATGAAGAACGTAAGCTCTTTGATCCGGTCCTACTCCAGTTGATTACCCTGTACGGGATCAACCAGATCGTATTGGGTGATGACTTCTTTGAGATCTTCACACATATCGAAGGAAAACCGAAACTGCTACTGGTTACCGTAATGAATATGATTGACACATCGGATCGTTCCGTTAGTCGTATTCACTGGCGTAGTCGCTCTACTTTGAACTAACCGGGGACTTAGGTCCCCACTGAGGGACCATGATTCCTGTCACTGTCTTTAAACATACCTCGGGTGACTGGGTAGCTAATTGGGGTGGCCATATCAGGCAAGTCACCTTTAATCCAACCGATGAGACGACTTTCATCACACTAGGTTTATTACCGGGTAGACCAGTGCGGTTTGAGTTGAATCAACGTGGTGTGATTCTTGAGGTGTATGATCATCGTACAGATGAGCCACTCCAAGAAGTTCCTTTCCCAGTAACCCATTCACTTTACCGTGAGTTAAACATAGGTAAACCTGTATGAAAACTCGTTATGCTAAACGTGAAGGTTGCGTGCCAGATTTGGCAGCCGCCATGCGGGTTAACATGATACCACCTCACTTCCAACGTAATCCAGTAATGGTGGAGTTGGATGATACACAACTCGTCAAGAGCTGTCATCTACACGCCGATGGTCGTCGGTTTAACTTCCGTGATGTATACGGTACGCCCACTGATAAAGAGTGGGAATACGCTTACCTGACCCAGCTTAGCTATACGGCTGAAGATGGTTCTACTCAGATCGCTGAAGTAGAGCCACGTAACCCGCATATTATCGAAAAAGGTTTTGGTACCACGTTTTTTGGTTATGTGACGAAGGTTAATGAAAAGCGTTGGGGTGTGATGGTTCACTTGAACTGGCGGACAGGTGATACTCAGATTATTCCTGACCAAGGTTCTCCGATCATCGGTGCCCTGATCCAACTGATCTAACCAGTCTCCCTTCGGGGAGACTTTTATTCAATAGGAGACTTTATGTCACCAAAAGAAGCATGGGATAAGTTGCGTGAGGAACTGAAGAATAAACCTATCACATCGGTACGTGTAGTCGCATACCTACCACATGATGCGCCTGTGGCTATGACTGACCCATGTAGTGGCATTTATCCAATCCGTGAAATCAAAAAGGAGCGTAAATAATGTACGTCGAATTCTTTAACATCTCTACTCAGAACTGTTACTACCTGTGCGGAACTAAAGCCGACCCAGTTGCGCTCGTCTATCATCGTAACATCATTGAAACGTTGTTGAAGCTCGATCCAGAGTTGTCGGTCGGTGAGGTAAAAGATCTTATCCGTCCAGTAGTGGATCGGTTGATTGAAGCAGACGATGGCCTCTGGGTAGTGAAGATTTTTGACTTCACCCATGAAACGGCTACCAGTCTGACCAGACATCGTCTCACGAAAGAATATGGTATTTATCGTGTGGGTGAACCTACCTACATTGACGATGTACTCCAACCTACCAAATTCATTTCCGTTTAACGTTACATTAATTTTAAGATTTACATTATCATGGTGAAGCAGTCTGTGATTATTAACACTATCCTTGACCAATCGTGGAGAACACGTAAAGATGAATCGAAGCTAGGGGAAAAGCAATGAGTTGGTTTAAAGAAGTAGCTGGCCTAATTGATCAAGTTGTAAAGGCTGATGTCGTACGAGGCATGATCCTCCAAGCGAACAGCGATATCTATCTACATCGGACTGACCGTGAAACAGGTTACACTGAAATTAAGTATGCAAACGAAGGCGATGATCTAGAGATCCTCGGCGAAGACCAAGAGATTGATGGTGGGTGGCGAGTCATCAACCGTGATAACCACGACCAAATCGAAACTGTTCAACTCACTGACCTTGACGACGGTAGCAACTCATGAAGAAAGCACGACTGAAAGAAGCGATCGTTAACGTGGTATTGGATGTACCCATTACAGTAGCACCAGCAGGCGCTGTGGTGACTATCCTTGAAGACAACGTGTCGTACTATGAAGTTGCTTATTATGGCGGTGAATCGCCATCGACAACTTTCTATGTACGCCCTAGCCAAGTGGAGCTGATCAATGAGTAATCCTCCGTTCCTGACCAGTGAGCACGTACGAAGTCAGGTGGCTAGTGCGCTGGAGCAACTCGCCTCTCGGATCGATGCGTTCGGCTTCGCCGTCTGGCCTCTGATCAACGATGACGAGCATGGTATCCCAGCAGGCTTCTTGACTGTAGGGTTTACTAAGATTGGTCTACCTGAGTTTTATGTATCGGGTATTCCAGCCTACGGCAAAGAAGGTGCTGAGATCATCAAGAATCTTCGTGAACTCCATGCCTACGCCCATGATAACTCGTTGAGTACCAACGCACTGGATTTCTGCAACTCAGTCAATATGCGTAATGCTGTTGACGATAAGCCGCTGTACCAATGGCGACCAGTGGATGCAGACCGTCTACTGTACGGGCAGGCAACCATCCTGCGTAACTGGGTTGAGTCGGTTGGTTTGACATCGCTCGTACAAGGTATTCAAATCGTACACCGTAACAGCCCGGATGTTGACTTCCCTATGTACTCCACTCCAAACCAGTTGTTGCTGGACTGGGTACCATTCGGAACTAAACATGATGCTTTGACGGAGGTTTAATGGTACTAGAAGACATCAACGTTGCGCGTCCACGTTACTTACAGTGGACGCTCTTTAGGGATTACCATTACGCTGTGTTCAATGAGCGTGGGGAAATGGTTGCGATCCTGGTGATGACGAAAGGTACTTTGCGTAGTTACTGGGTTAGTCAGCTTGACACTAAAACCCAAAACGTGGTCTATGAGAACCATGAGATCCACGCTCGGATGATGGCTTGTCGTTATATACGCGAGTCTGAAGATCTGGTTGCTAAGTTAGAAGCTGAACAACCACCCGGTCAATACTTCCTCTCGGTTGTAGACGCATCAGGTAAAAGACTTTACAGCATCTCGATCTGGATCTAAGTTTTACCTATCAGCTTGATAATCTGTATTAAACCATTAAGAGGCTATGAGATGACACAGGTTCTTCGCGTTAGTAAGTTCTCCGGTGAGTACGAGTTCCTTGATAAGGAAGGTCAAATCATCAGTCCAGAAACTGGTTCTGGGTTGATCTCGTCTGAGGACGCTGATGTTTTGCTGGAACGGATTCGTCAGGGCTATCAATATATCCCAGGCGGATACTATATCCTGCGTCTTGAAGACGTCGGTGGTTTTACAGATGGCTATTTCGAATTTACCGAGATGATCACCTTTGATCACGACGATGATGGTTATCCTATCCCTCGTCATACTCAGTTGGTTACTCAGGGTATTTTCGATACGCCGTTCACTGACCATTCGGAAATCGTCACAGCTAATGCCTTCATCGATTATGCTGAACGGTTTGTTCGTTGGATGGGTAATCCACTGTCGAGTGATCCTTATGTGTATGACCCAGCTAACGCCACGAAAGTATGTGACATCGATGATGACGTCGCGGTACTGCTGACTGTTGGTGGGCGTTATCTGATGCGCGGCAAGCCCACGCATTTCTCATTGATTCCAACTCGGTTCTACGTGAGGTAACTATGGAAACACCTAAGGTACTCTACCATGGGTCGCTTTACAAACAGAATGAACTCATGCCGGGTATCAAACGGTCTGGGGAACTTACTGTGTGGGATGGGGTAGAGACCAACCAGAACCTGTATGCTACCACGGATGCTCGTGAAGCGGCATTACTCGGTATCGGTTCAGCGGCCGAGAAAACGTTTGATACGGATCGGTTCATTGAACTCGATGGTGACATTTGGTTATTCACCAAAGCGCCAATAGATATCGAGCAGTTCTTAGACATGGTTATCTATCGATACACTATTCCAGTCCGACCACAAGACGGATGGACTAAGAACAATAACCCGTACAACAATATTGATACTGAGTGGATCACACAGAAAACCATCCATGGTGTAAAGTGTGAGAAACTCGATATCCGTAAAGTTATGCGGGGACACACTGTGACAGTAACTCAGGCTCCAGTAGACGTAAGTCTGGCTGAGGTGACTACTCGTTATGGTAGTGAAACGAAAGTGTATAAACTGTGAGTGGCCTAGCCACTCACATATTTCGTTAAGGAAGCGGTTATGGATTTTTGGTCTGGATTGTTTATATCGTTCTCGGGTGCAGCATGTGTATATGCTTCACTGGGATTGATGTTGATTTATCGATACTGGTTTGAATCAGGTGGTAACCGTAGTGTAATCGCCGGTACCCTTCGGGGTGTGGGGTTGACACTGGTAGTGTTTATTCTGATTCCTACCATCCTATTAACTCTGCACCTCACTGAGGTCATCACGATGTGGCGGGTTGGTTATGAGATCCTACGAGTACAATGACGGGGACTTTGATCGGTTTGTTTTAGGTAGTGAAGGTGGTATGGGACCGGGTGGCTTTATTGGCCTGGTGATTATAATTGGCGCGTGTTTGCTCTGGTGGTTTTCATGAGACCTAGATTTACGTTTTCAAATATGTTGGAGTTGCCGTGTGGTACGACCACCGACTCACCCATCGTCCGTGTTCCTCTACAAGAGCAATACGAAAGTCGTTTCAATGCTAAGACTGCTCGGGAAATCATGAGTACTTTCAGCTTTGACGAAATCCAGACAGTACTTTTGGATTATCCCGAGTACGGTCCTTTCGATAAAGTTGCTGGCTTCTCGGTGCAGCCACACCAGCCAAAATAAGAAGGGTCTCTATGCACTTTAATGTAGAACTTAAAGTTAAGCACACAACTGAATACTGGTTCATCTACCGGGCCATTAAGGGTTGGGGCTTAACACGTCGAATGCGCAACGCCACTGACTTCAGTACATTCGCAGAAGCTAAGGCGGCTGTATTGGAGTTGGTTAAAATGGAGCGTTCTGCGTTCCGTGAGTTCATCCATAAAGAAGCGGACTTTGATACCCCAGTTTCACTGACGGTCCTCAGTCATATGACTGAGGGAGCTGAGAAGCAATCTTTCCAAAAACTTTACACTTTCAACGAACAGGAGTAATACCATGGCTAAGCCATACAAGAACGCACGTTATCACGTAGAGATCCGTTATCCAGAGCTGACCCAAGCACGGTCGGAGTACGCCAATAAAACCATGGCGAACCTGTTGGCTGACGTTGATCCATCGGAATGGTTCGGTCGTGATGATGAAGACGGCACAGTGCATTACGTGTTCCGTACTTATAAACTGGGTAAGGTTATCGAGCATGCACTCCGTGAAGAATGTACCAAATTCGAGGACGCTAGTCTGGTATGGGTATACCGCCATTGGATTAATAAGCCTAGTCGTACCCACGTCGGCTTGTTCAACGATATCGGCATCGCAGCTATTGTCGCACCTGGTGATGATTTCCATGGCACCATGTATAAGCTGACCTTCGGGGTAGAGACCAAGGGTTGGTTCAATAACGTGCACGGTGCTATCAGTATCTCACCTGAACTGGGTCAACTGATCCGTCTTTGGTTCCAAGGCGAATCGACTGCGGTATGGAATGCGCAACGTCGTTTCCGATATGAGCTGTACAATCGTGAATCCAAGAACTATGGTGATCTTGAATACGCGTTGTCAAAAGCGCGTGAGCTGCTGGGTGACAATGCGGCTATCCACTGTGTAAACGACAAAGGTGATCTGTACACCATCTCGGCATACGGTATCTCCAGTTCAAACTACTGTAGTAAGTTTGATCGTGGCGATCATTGGGTATTTGAGTACAACACCATTCCGGTTGGCATACCGCATGGTGATGTGGTTTACTCAAGTGGACGTAAATCAACTTTTAAACAAGAGCTGATTATCGCCAACGCTCACACCATACTTAAACGTGCAGGCATGTAAGGAGTTATAAATGCGTACGCCATATGTATTTAAGCTGGCCTCTGATGCACCGGCCAGTGAAATCACAAAAGTGTTTGGTATCATTCATGCAATGGACAAGGTGGATAAAAACGGTGTTCACCGAATTCACGAAGTTCTCTACCGTACTCCACGTGGATCTTACCGTAGTTACATCGTACCTTTCGACGAAGACATCCGGGTGGAGTTCCAGCAAAGGTGTAATGCTGCTGGACTCTCAGCGTGCATTGAACAGGTATATATCAGTCAGCCTGCTCGCCACTATGTTGATGTACAGTCGTCTGGGTTGATTAAACTACACTGGAGTAAGAAGGACGCCTTTATTAGGGTTAAACCTGAAGAGGTCTACCGCGGTGAGATTCTTGGTCCAGCTGCCGATCGGACAGGGATCTACCCAAAAGAGATTTTCTTCGTGGGTCCTATCAAGCAGGTCAATAAGGCTTATCGACGCTACCGCTCGGCAATGCGTAAGCTCCATACCTACAACGGTTACCTAACTACTTACCAATTGGGTGATATCCTCGCGGCGATTGAAACAGTCGGTGAAGCTTATGGTGGAGCGATGTATATCCTTACTGAATCCGGTTTGGTAGCACAACTGACTCGGAGCAACTTTAGTTGGGTTCTTAACCGTAAACCCGTCAGTGAGGAACAACGGCTGGGTCGAGTTGTACACGGTCATAACGAAGTGGTAATCGACATTGGTAAGGAATTTTGCAATGTTGGTAGCGCCAGTGTCCGGGTAAAGAACCCAGCGTTCTGTGAGTCTTTGCGTCTGGCCAGTGTAACCCAAGAAGCATATCTCAAACTTTAACCCTAAGCCTCCCTTCGGGGAGGCTTTATTTCGAGGTGTAATAAATGTCACGTACTAATGAAATGGCTGAACTGATTATCAAGTGGTATTCGTCTTTGGACGAGACCCACTGTAATTACCCGATCCATCGCGCCGAGGCGCTTAAAGCAATTGAGGGACTCGATCCAGTACTGGCAATCGAAAGTATTGCCATGTATAACTCAACTGCACTCGAATTGATTACTGATGATCCGAACTATCTGGCAGTGGAATATTCCAACGATGGTCGGTTCACAGTGTCTGAAATGGTTTGGCAACCAGAGAACCCACGCGCCGGCATGGGTGAACATTATAACCGCATTCAAACGGTTGAAGTGGAAAGCGCACTCGATGCTTTGATCAACCTGAAACAACGCTTTGAATATCAACTCTCCAACTCACTGGTGATCTAATGGATAACATGCCTGTCAACGGTGTCTATAAGACCCGTCCTAATTGGTACAAACAAACTGGCTGGCCCGTCAACAGGCATGTCTTCATTCAAGGCGATTCGGTATGCCTCGTAAGTTACATTGCTTACGGTGAAACTGAATACCGGCGGGAGATCTACAGCTATCGCAGTTTCTTTGAAGCTAACGAACTCGGTGAACGTGTAGGTCCACTCCCTGAAGGCGACTTCAGTGTTTGGACTTATCAAGGCCCACCCAAGGAGGAAGAATGTCTTACGCACTGATTGGTTTCTTGATGGCACTCAGTTTTGTCCTGTTGATCGGCTGGGTCGGTATGGGATTCCAGCCGAAGGTCGATCGTGTGGTGCATACCCGTGTGGGTTTTGCATTGCTCTTTTCAGTAGCCGTTACGGTTTACGCATCTCTCATTACCCTGAGTGTGGAGTTAGCCAAATGAGTTTCTTTATATGCAAGCGTGACGACCTGATCCACTTCGGTGGGATGCAATCGATAATGATGGACTGGGAACACGTACCTACATTCGGTACGTTCAGCGTGGTCCAAAACGATTGTCGCTTGATGTCACCTGACGATATCTGGGTATGGGTCGGTAGTGCTGTCATCACCGGCTATATCAAAGGTCGGTTTGTTAATACTGGTCTCTGGACTGAACAGGAAATTAGCAAGCTGTCATATGACAACAAAGCCCTGATCATTCTCCGTGAAGGTAAGAACTACTTCATCTACAAAAATGGGCATAAAGAATTCCATACCGAGGTAGCGGATGGTAGTTTCATTTATACCCATGGTTGTGTAGAAGGTCAGGTGAACGACGCCATTGACTATGACATCCTACCCACTCGCTGGGCAACTGATAAACGCAAGGTAGGTTAACCAATGATTCAAGATATACTCAGCTGGTACTCCGAGTTCTCACTTCAGAATCCGATGGTCGCGTCGGCCTTTGGATTGGGTCTAGGTGGTTGGGCTTTGATGATGCTTCGCAATACACCCATGGCAATTTACCGATTCATCAAATCTCGTCTAGTCACAACGCTTGTTATGAATAACAGTAACAATAATGGTCACACGACTGTTTTGTTCATGCGTTGGTTTAATGAGCGTTCGGGCTGGGGTCATTTATCGCGGAACCTCGCGCTTGAGGTCCTTAATAACGACAACGAGCAAATTGATTATGTATCGGGGTTTGGCTTAAACTTCTTTTTCTGGAAAGGGCGTCTGTTTTGGTTTAGCAAAAAGGCGCTCGACTCAGCTGGAACGTACCTGGAGAAATTCGAAGTGACGTTGTCCATGTTGGGTCGTGATACCCGTGTGATAAAGGACCTGGTTGAACAGTTCCGTTATCGTCGTGGTGTTGACAAACTGACTGTACACACCTATCAACACGGCTGGGGGAATTCTATCGATGTACGTCGCCGTAGTAAAGAGTCGGTTATCTTAAGTGAGCGGACGTCGGCGGCCATCTTCGATAAGATCGATGATTTCGTGAAGGAACGTCAATGGTACTATGACCGTGGATTACCTTACAAACTTTGCTTCATGTTTTCTGGTATCCCAGGATCGGGTAAAACCAGTTTGTCGAAAGTGATCGGTAGCGAGTATAACCGCGATATCTATTCGATCTCACTGGTTAATATGACTGACGAGAAACTTCGTCAGGCAGTGTTGGCCGTACCTCCCGGCAATGTGATTCAGTTTGACGATTTCGATCGCTCCAATTCGGTTAAGTCTAGGACACTAAAAGCCCTGACTGCGGATGAGCATAATCACCTAACTTCGACACTTAAATCTGACGGCGTACAGTCGGTAAGTTTGGACGATCTAACATGGGAGACTATACAATCGATAAAGAATGAAAATGGTGACCCTAGCCGATTAACCATCATGCACTATGAGGACACACCTTTCACTTATTACTACTGGGATCGTTATATCGATACGCCAGTGATTGGTACCATAACAGTCGAACTAAGCACTAATTTTAACGTGGCTACATGCAATGCCCGGTATGAGATGATGGGTGAACTTGCGCCGCTACATAATCGTCTGGCGGCAGGCAGTGGCGATGAAACCACTAAAGGTGGCTTGACACTGGGTGGTGTGTTGAACGCCCTAGATGGGATTATACCACTCGATGATCAGATCATCATCCTAAACACTAACTGCCCTGAAGGGATGGATAGTGCCCTGGTACGTAAAGGACGCATCGACCACGCGATAACCATCAATGAGATGGGTGATCCTGAGGTACGCAAGTATATCAAGTTAATGTTCCCGGATGCATCGATCCCTATGGATCGTGTGTTCAAGCCAATTGCTGGATGCGACATCCAAGCCATTTTCTACGAACATAAATACGATGCCAATGCGTTTATCGATGCGATACCACGCGTATCGTAAGTCTACTGTGGTTGTTATCTAATGAGGAAGGCCATGGTCTTCCTTATCTTTTTCTACGAGGAGTATCACATGTCTAAAAGTAAACTTGAAGCAATCGTGGATTTCATCATCTCTAAACAGGATGAGTTTAAAGATACTCCACTCAATACCGAACGGGTACTGTATCCAGAAGACTTCCTCGTCGATAATATCTCGGCTCTTTACGTGCGATCCTGCTCAGAAGAAAAATCGAACATCTACGATGGTGTCTGGAACGGTTTGTATTGGTTGGCACGCGAGATCAGTAATTATCGCATCAATGTATTCAATGACTGTGACCGTATCAACTTAATGATCAATGGTCTTAAATGACCAAGATCTTTGTAGCCACATTTAAATCAAACAACTAGGAGTTAACTAATGTCCAAACGCCACAACACCGTGCATCTGGGTATCCGCTACAAGAACGCTAATGATCGCACTGCGTTCGAAGCTGAGCTGAATCTGATTCAGGAACTCACCATGTTGATGACTGCGGCTGAGCGACTGCATGAACATGGTTCCGATCCGATCGTTCGTCCTCAAGCCTACGTCAAAGATGTCGATGACTATTATGGTTCCATCGATCTGAAATTCCCGATCTACAGCTCGTGGACTAACGATGAGGATGTACTGCGTGGTTACAGCTATACTGGTCTGTACAGTCTGCTGAAATTGCTGTCCGAGGTTTGTGCCAAACATGCACCTAACTTCGAAGAGTTCAATACTACGCTCAACCTGGAAGGGATGAAAGCACCATGGGTTCTTCCAGTTGTCGGTAATGGGGTGATTCTACGTGCAGGCGCACGTCAGATCAGTTTCTCGGGTACGTTGCTTCCGCGTTCGGTTATGCTGTCCACGGCGAACCTCACTGTTGACCAGATGATCGTAGTGGGGGAACCGCGTGCAGTTGAAGAGTTCCGTAAAGCTTGGGTGTTCGTTGCTGATCGGTACAAACATACCCTTGATAAACATCCTGGGCATCCATACACTGGTAGCGGTCCTACTATCTATACCAATTCAATGAAAATCACTTGGCCGGATATCAGTTGGCACAACATCGGTGTTTTTGCCAGAGTACGCCAAGCTGAGAGCGACCCGTTCTGGGTGGACCTGTGCGACATGCATAACAGTGCAGCATTGAACACCATCGTTAACGTTGGTAACCACATGCTGAATACACCTCTTATGTTCTCCAATACTGATCCAGCAAGCTGTAATAACATCTTCCTTTCGGACCATGCTTACTACAGCTTTGAATCGGTCCTCTAAGGCATAAACCGGGGTTGTTAATACAACCCCTTTTAAACGTATATAACTCAATAGATCAACCACAGGAACTTTACAATGTCGAAGAACAAAACCGATCACCACGTCACCTACACTTTCGAAAACGATGATCACCCGATCGTGATCGAATGGTTCGGTAAGAAACTGCTCGAACTGCAAGATGTCGTAAAACTACGTCTCGGTCAGGATGGTTGTCGTCAGGATAAATTCAGGGTCGAGTCATTCGGCAATGGGACCATGGTGAAGCTTACCTTCATCACTAACTTCTTGGGTGACGAGCAACTCTACACCAGTTTGATGGGTTACATTAACCATCTGATCGGTGTGGCATCGCAGTACGTGGAAATCAAAACGTACTTCGAATGTAATGACACTCGTCGTAATCGGTTCGCGTTGTTCAACGACTTCGGTCTGATGATCAAGCGTAATGCACCGCTGGAAGTTCGTAATATCGGTAACGCAGCGTATAACATCGGAAATGGCGTTAATGGCGTGTGGGTTGCCGGTGAACCCAATACGGTCCGTAAGGTAGTGGGTCGCATTCGCTATCTACTGCGCACTGGTAACCAAAACGTCAGGTTCGGCTATGATAAATTTGTCGAGGCGGTAAAGCCGTTTCTCGGTAAAGATACCGCCGTTTATGTAACATGTAAGGATGCCGTTTGGGGTGAAGTAATTCACGATAATGGCTACTCTGCCGCCAGTTGGCATGATCCATTCATTGGTGGCTACGCAGAACTGATCGAAGCCGGTAAAGTACCGGACGTATTTGATCTGGTGAGTGCCAAAGATAACTACTTCGATTTCCCTGCCTTCATGGCGGTGATCTTGGAGCGTGTTGACCAACTACGTAAAGAATATCCCCGTCATGTTGGCTGGGTAAATATTCCAAATGAATTCATTCAATCTGTACTGAAGGAGATTACTGATGTCGAGTCGTGAGTCGCACCGCGTTAAAGTAGTAATTGGTTGGACCCTGCCACGTGACAATGAACTCAGTGTTATCGCGGATCATTCTCTGGTGAACGATCTTAAGGTTCTCCAGAAACGGATCGATAACCATTATCTGGCGGGTAGTCTCGCCAAGACCGTAGAACGCGACGGTGATTCGGTAGTGCACACTTTCCGAATTCGTCATAAAGGCTATACTCGGAATAGTCGCAAGACTAGCTGGACCCAACTGCTGTTGTTTGTGGCTTATGTCAAGAAACTGTATCTCAGTATTCCATCGGCTATGAAGCCCGTATTCGATCTGGATATGGAACAAAACCACATGCCGTGGGTATTCCATACTGGTTTCAATACAGATGGTCGCACTAACCTTTTCCTGAGACCTGAGGGTACCCGCAGTGTTGTTCAACTGAACCGGAAAATCCGAATTTCTAATCCAGAGAATGTTTTCGCTAACATGATGGATAAGGGTGATCGGAAGACTTACGCTATGGCTGACCAGTTTATGTTGTTTGGTCGTGAGCGTGCGGTTGAGAAATACGAGCGTACGCTACTAGCAATCGAGCAGGCAGGTCCGAACAAGAATATCATTGACCCCTATACCCGTGCATCGGGTCAATACGGGTATCCATTAGAAGATCAACTGTTGGTGCTTTATCGCGATTCGGCTGGCCAATGGGTTAATATCCCAGGTACTGGCTTTGAGGTCACTGATGGTGATTTCACTCGTGATGCCCTCACTGGTAAAGACGAATACGGTTTCGGTCTGGACTACGAACCGCGTTTCGTTAACTAACTCAACCGGGGTAGTTCGCTACCCCATCCCCCAATCTTAATTAAAGGACTTACAAGCAATGCTGACTACACGTACCCCTGAACACATCGCTATGCGTAAACTGCTGATTCGTTACATGGCTGATTACACCACCAACACTTCCCCTCCAACAGTTAGGAGTGGGTACTTTGCGATTCACATGACCGATACCAATATGGTCTGGGTGAATAAATCGAACGACTTCGCTAGCCTGATGACCCGTTGGTCCAGCGGTGGCGTATTTGCTGATTGCGTAGAGCAGGCACGTAAGCGTGGTGCGAAACTGGAGCTTTGGCTTCTAACCCAACCACACCGTTTCGATGTAAAGCAACTGGAAGACGAGCTGGATCAACTCGATAAGCTCGCTGACCGTAAAGAACGTGTGATGACTGGTCCTGGTAAACTCTACAGTATCCGTCATGCTGGCTCAATGGACTTCTTCCTTTTGGCTGACCGTATCAACACCGCTCCAACTTCACTGCTGTCTAACTTCATCACTCGTCTGCAAACGATGCGCGGTGAGAACCGTAATCAGATGCTGGACCAGTTTGTTAATGAGCAAACCTCTGACATCATTAAAGGTACCGGTTTCGATATTACCCATATTGATGACTTCGATGATTGTGATGACCTCTGGCTGAAACGTCAGGTCTATATCGATGACAACAAATTCGGTCGTAATCTGAACTGGCACAACGTGGCTTAATCCACTCAATCTTTCTATTAGGTTTATTGCAATGACTTCTAAAATCGTAACCTTCCCTGATGTACCTATGACCATGGTCATCAAACGTTTGACCGACTACACGGTTCAACACTTCTCTGGGTTGGATGATATCCCTCACCTCTGCGTGAAGGTTCGTCACCACAATGGCTTTGCATGGTTCGGCATCAGTATTATCCCAACGGGTAATAACCCTAGTGGATTGCCGGCAGCATGGCCATCCAGTGTAGTACGGGATGTCAAGGCTCAGTTCCTGCAAGCTATGTCGCAGGTAATTGATCTGGCTGAAATGGATTCCGATGTGGATCTGTTGATGCGCAGTATCCAAGACATCTGTGCTAAGCGTAAACGTCCTGTGATGTTCGGTACGGGTAGCAACGAGTTCATCCAGATCTCGTCTACCAACAACGTGCAGCTCGAACTGTATCGTGACGAGGTGAAGCCTGAGTCGTCGACTTACGGTGGTTATTTCTTCGTGGTGGAATACGATGGTCAAACCTTCCCAGGGCTGCTGTACCATCGTGGGATCATCGCGTACAACTACATCACCAAAGAAACCGCTCATGGTTTGATCCGTGAAGAACTCCAAGCTAAGTTCCCTGAGTTCTTCCGTGATCCATCCAAGCTGGTTATCCCGTTTGATGAGATCATGCAGTTGCCACGTAACCGTAACAAGTGGGCTAAGGTGCGATGAAAACACAGACGCTGGTTATCGACATGATTCGTAACTGGCTTCCGAACGCTACCACTGGTCTGTGGGAGAAGCATCCGATGGAGGGCTTCGATATCATCACAGTTCTGTCTGAACCCGAGTACCCTGGATTGGAAAAGATTCAGGGGAAAGTCTTTTGGGCGGAGGACGGTGTAATTGATGATAAGGCTAATGCTGAACGCAATCTGCTGATTCATCAGGTAGCACGTAAGTTCGCCAAAGCCACTGAAACGGTACTCATTGGAGTCAGGCATGTTGATCGTATCACATACCTCGACTTCAAAGGCGAAGCCATCAAAAACGTTGAAGGGTTCGATTGGGTGAATATCGTTCTAGAAAAAGAAATCATCGTTTAGTAAAAGAATACTCGGTGTGTAATACTATAGGAGTGAATGCTCCTCCCATGATCATCATGACTTCCATTGTCAATACACCCACCGATCATGGGCCCCTTATTCAGGATCACTGCTCTGGTAGTGAACCAAATGAACAAGGGTGTTCGCAGGGGTTATCTCTCTAACCAGGGTCCCCGTCACCATAAGCAGTAGGTTAGATGCCCTGCTCGAGCACCCGCCTAAGCATAATGAACTTTCGGAATAATTCGCCCATCCCCAAATAAGGTGGGATGGTTAGTTGGAGATAACCAGTCTCCTAAACCGAAGCACTGATCACTAGGGTGGTACCTATTCGATACAGTGAAGTTACTCGGTCATATCGGGGTTACACCCCCGATCGAAGTGGCGACTGACAAAGTGATACTTCCTACGAAATTGGGTCGTTCAGCTGGCCAGCACACATGCGTCAGATTAAACCTCAAGCCTCTCCCGATCGGGAGAGGCTTTATTCCGTCTCAAGGAGAAACTATGCGTTTGTACGATGAGTTGTTTAAACTCTACATCACTGTGAAAGATCCGAAGATTGTCCGGTATCGTCGCCACCCATGTCAACTGCGTATGGTTGGTAAGGCCCGACACATGTGGACCAACGATGGTAAACTCGACGTCAGTTCTCAAAGTACTGAAACGTTGGAAAAACTCACCGCACGTTATTACATCGATTAAGGAGTTCTTATGAAAAAGCTTGATAAAGCCGGCCCACTCAAAGCAGCTTATTATCTCATCACCAGTTATGCTGATTATGAGAAGGCTATTCTTGACTACCTCAAAGAGCGTGGTCATCATCCGCAGGCTTGGGGTATGCGTGACCAGTTCAACGTATGCGAACTGGTTGAATGTCATCGCATCAAAGGCAACCGTGAGTTGTACGTTAACGGTGAGTCCCCAGAGTTCATCCTCTGCATCAACTACGATGATCAGTACATTCAACTCATCGTTAATTTCGTGAGCGTGTCTGACTTCGTCGTACCTGAAGGCGATGTACCTGCACACATGTACGAGTTCGAAATCGAACGTCACATGCGTGAATCTCCTTATCGTATCCATCGCAGTCAGTATCAAGTCATGGCTAAGGATGCGTTCGAGGCACACGTGTTGGTGGGCCAGTGCTATTCCCGTGACGAAGAGTATGATCTCAAGATCGTAAGCTGGAGGAAAGTTAAATGAAACGCCTTGACCAATACGAAGGCAGTGATCGCTCCGGTATGTTCAAGTACCGGATCGAAGCAGACGGTGAACTCGAGCAAGCCATTCAAACCGCTTGTGATGAGATGTCGGTAAGTACGTGGGACCCACATGGCATGGACGACTGTCCTAAACATTACCCATTCATTGTGTTCATCTATCCTGATGACGAATACAATCGGGTGGATCTGGGTTTCGCGTCTGCCGAAGATTTCGTGGGTGACTCGGCGGGTAGTCTGGAAGAGCTGAAAGGTATGCTCTACAACTACACCACCATGAAGCCGTGGTTGGATCGTATTCATGAAGCCGCACAAGTTGACGGTGAAACGAGTATCGAGTTCCGCGATCTTGATGATGAGCCTAACTTCGACAATCAGTACGCCATGAACAACAAACAGGCTGACTGGCTCCGTAGTCAAGGCTGGGTAGTTAGTTGGGAAAAATATCCCCGTAGTTGGACTGTATCGGGCTGGTAATAATTAATAAGGAGTATGCATGACCTTAGCTATTTATAACGGGGTTGACTTATTAGTAGATAAGATCACTACCTTCAATTATGAAGATCACTTGTTTAAGCGAATGTACAAACATTCCGACGAGCCGGCGGCGGCTTACTTTGAACGTAAATCTAAGCTGTGTGGGTTAGAGACTCCAACTAAAGTTACGTCGTACGGTAATAAGATCCTGACTTATCTGACGGTCGGTAAACAGGACATTAGCTTCTACGACTACATGGAAAACAGTGAAGCCGATCTGAAGACCCTGGTTGAAGTTTGGCGGCACTGGGGCTCCCTCGATAAAGACATAGTCGTATTGGCACTGGAAGAGGATGGAGCGCTTTGTAATATAACTGTTGAAGATGACCGTGTTAGCTCGCGCGGTTTCAAGGGTGGTGGAGACTCTAATATTTATTTTGGTCAACCATCTAATACGCTTTATGGACTAGAGACTGTACATGGTCTATATCTAACTCCATTAGAGGCTATGGTTATAGCGCAGGCACGCTTCCCAAACCTTGGTCGTCGTTTTGACCACTATCATTTCCCAACAAGGACCTATAAACTAGATTTGGATCTGTCTGATCGACAACGGCAATTCATTCTAGACAAATACAATGCTCGGGCTAAGGTCAGTAATGACCTAAAACCAGTTGATATTTGCAACTTACCAAAGGAGTAATAACATGCATGACATCGTAGGAGATCGTCTTAAGAAACAGATTAAATCGCGCCGTAGAGATCGGCTTCATTACATTTTCCTATATTCATTCCTCGGGGTGAATATACCGTACATTGTGTACGAACTCATTAAACGAACTATCTAAGGAAGAACATGACTACATTGAACCCAATCCACGTTGAGCACGAAAAGGTCTACAATCACTTCGTAGACCGTCAGGAGAACGGACAGTTCGATCGTTACAACACGGACATGCAATCGTTCATCAATCGAGTATGGAACAAAAACATGGGTGTGGTGGCAGCTATGTCGCATAGCGGTATCGGGGCTGACGTATCGAATGGCTTTGTGCAGTTCGTTACAGATAACCCATCCATGATGGTTCGATTGATTGCTTGGCTATCGGATGTACGTGATCGCCTACCGCGTAAAGATCAACCCACGGTAGAGATCCGTAGTAAGACCACTCCGACTGGAATTACTGTGGGTACTCATTACCTAACGGTGATGTTCCGTACCCCTCGCTTCAAAAGTAAAGAAGACGGAAACCAGTGGTGGAGTAAACTGGTCCAATCTTATAACTAAACATTGGAGCAGACCATGAAGGCCGTATTGATTAAAGGTAATCCCAAATTCGTTAGGGGTGATGAAGCAAAAGCGTACTATCAAGAAATCGTTGAGTTTATGGAAGGACTTGGCGTGGAAGTCATTGAAGACCCAGGTCTCGATAACACATGTCCACCTCCAGCAGATTTCTACGTGGCGCATTCACGTGGAGTCGATCGTGAGTGTTGTTTCGATACACCAGAACAAATGGCTAACTTCATTAAGTTCGGTGTACCGGAAGGCGTGATCCATCCAGTCGATTTAGATTGGTGGGATCGTGGACGTAAAGGCATTCCACCCCGTGAGCACTTTGTGTTTACGGCAGACCAGAAGCTGGCTATCCAGAATAAGGTTGATGCCATGCGTAAAGCTACCACTCCAGTAACAATCCAGAAAGCACGTCAGTCTGCATCACGCAGACCTAGTGTAAGGTAAGACGGCATAAAGCCCCTCCGCAAGGAGGGGCGATATGTTGTTTTTTCTTTTATGCCATGCGAACTACACGTTGCATTGCTTTACCCTTAGCCCAGAGCTTAGGGAACAAATCGTCGCGCTCACGTACAACCATGCCACCACCACGAACCCGGTTCGATGATGGATACAGTTCAGGGTTGTCTTGGACTTCTTTAGTGAGTTGCTCCATGTAAAGATCCAAGGTGTTCTGATCATCCGGCGTACATTTAGGATAAACGTTTCGGAAATAGTCCGTGCAGTAATCGAAGTCACGTACCCAACGATAACCACGTGAGCCAATATCAATGCGGAAGTATTTACGGTAGTCGTGGTAGCCGCCACCAATACGCCACATTTCATTACCCGGTTTGTTAACCAAGCGTTCCAGTTTAATAGTACCTAGAACAGGGAAGAAGGTTATAATGGTGTTCCAGAAGAAAGTCTTAATTCGTTTCATAGTTGCCTCAGCATTTATTCCAATCGGCTACTTGTTTAAGGAAGTCTTGAATTACCCAACCCCATTTACCTGCCCATTCTTTGTTGTGGTATAACATACCGGAACTATCAAATGAAGACTCTACGATAGTCGAGTAATCTTTCTTGCGACAATACTTTACCATCTTCTCGTATCGGTTTAATGAAATATCTAGCAGATAAAGGTTCTGGTCTGTAACGGTCGCGCGCAAACCTAGGTAAAGACCTTGTTCCAACAAATGTGCCCTTTCAACCAACTTAAAATCTTTATGATTGAAGGTTACAATACAGTCGGGATACGCCTCATCCCCGGAAATGGCTTCGAATGAGAATGGCTCAGGGTCCCGGTGCTGGTCGGCTGGGGCAGGTTTATTATTGAATAAGAACTTTGAAGTATCAAACATATCTACCTCACTTTAAGAATGTACCGCAGGAGGCCTTCACGTCAGTTCCTACGCGTGGAATCAACTTTACCCTAGCATCGGGTAGATGTCGTTGGATAAAGCCTTGTAGATACTTCACGTGCCCTTCTACAGGTTCCTTGGAGTAGTGACCTTCTGGTGGATTGTACCGAACGATATTCCAGTTCACTTTCAATCCAACTTCTTTGATCTCATCAATGATAGCTTTAACATCGCCGATAGAATCGTTCTGATCATTAATGAAAGCATAGTGGATCTTAGGAGTCTTGCCTGTAGCTTCTTGCCAACACTTCAGTTCATCCAATGCCGTTTCAGGAGCAGACGCTTTGGGTAGCCATTGTTTACGGAACTTAGGATTCAAACTGTACAATGAATAATAAAGTTCTGGATAAACAGTTGGATCGGTAAATACGTCAGTCAGTTTACTAAAGCCAAACTCCTTAGGCCAAATAGTTGAGATCAAGAACTTCGGTTCAAGGCAGAATCGTTCAGCACGTTCCTTTAGACCCCTTAAGATAATATCAGCGTTCTCAACGAAGTGTTTGTTTGCCAGAGGCTCACCCCGAGCCATGAAGTTGAAGTGTACCTTAGTGGCTGAACTACCTACGTGATTATTACGAATCATATCAGCGTAGTGTTCAAATACTCGATCAGCTTGTTCGAAGTATTCTTCAACCGTAACGTCACGAGAATCCGTCTGGCCAGTTGCGGTCAGCCAGCACATCCTACAAGCCTGCTTGCAACCCGTCTGAGAACTTAAGTAAACAATAAAGTAATCATCTACCCTTTGTACGAAACGTGCTTCTAATCGCCCTGTATGGTCTTCAAACTTACGTTCGAAGTTAACTGAACGATCGAGTTCAGATTGATGGGTCGTGTAAATCAATTGACTCTGCATGAACGTTAGTCCTCAGTCGGAATACAAACTTAATTGGTGGGTAGCCATTCACGGTTACAGTAGACTGATCGAAACCATCGTTCTCATACTCAACCGTAACTTGATGAGGAAAGAACAAGCCTTTCCTCACTTCATCTTCAATGTGACAAACCAGATGGTAACCGCGCATGGCAGCGTTACACCCTTCAAAGTGTTTACTGCATACGTGGTCAACTAGTTCGCCCAATCTTTCTCTGATATCAGTTGCAGTTCTCATATTGGTAAGGGTACTGTGTGGCGAGTTGTTCAAGGGTTTCGTAACTACTTAGCCAGCCAGTTGGCCAACCTTGGGCTAGTGAGAAGATCCGATCAAACAAACCTTCCCAGTCGAATTTACCCTGGTCTTCGGGGTAATACTTAGCCCAGAGTTCCGGCATGTACCCGCAACGGTCCTTATCGGACTTATCCATGTACTTATGCCAGTGTTCGTTCAATGACTTGAGTTTCCATGCACGGAATACGTCATCGTCATTATAGCTACAGCTGTAGAAACCTTCAGACACATCACCGATCAGGCAACCTAGGTCATACTTGGGAGAACCGGGTTCAATGTACTCTTCATCGTCATGCATCTTCAACTCCTGGGATAAGACTCGGTACGTCATACCGTGGTTTGATTTTAATATGGGGTTTATCGCCCAGTTCAGACAAGGTCAGGATGACTTGGATCTGACGATCACCTTTTGGGTTAACGCGAATACTGTGAGGACCCGGATACGAATCAAAGTGATCACGTAATGTAACGTAGACGTTGTGTGCCGACTCCAGCTGAGTCAGGTCAGGTTTCTCTTTGAATACCTGTTCTACGATGTTAGTTACGGTATTGGTCCAAGTTGCAGAGTGCTCGGCTTTGGCTGCAACAATTGCTTCAGTAGTCATTTGAAACTCCGTTATTTAATCAAGATCACAAAGGTGTCATCTGAGAAATTATCAGCCACCCATTGGTTGAATGCTTTACGTCCGCCAGCGCGTCCGAATGTATAGTGGTAAACTGAATCGTCTAGAATGATGTATTTTACATTCTTAAAGAGATCCGCCATGGCCTCAGGGGAACCATCGTTGTCAAAATAGTATTTAACATCTGGGCCGACACATGGGACTGCCCGATAGTAATCCGTCATATCACTACGCTCGAAGTGTTCGAGATATAGTCGAAGTGATTCTTTCCGCAAAGAGACATCCTTCGTAATAAGGAGACAGCTACCTCGGTGCTGATTGATCCACTGATGTATACCCTTTGTTGCACCACATTGACGACCAACAGTGAATCCGATCGTCTTATAATCAGCAACTCCCCATGCAGCGTTGCCATTAGTATTTTGCTTACCCCAGCGCTCCCAGACATTTCGGGATACTTGTTCTAGGGCACTAAGGATTTCTGTGTAATCTACTTGCATTTTTACGTATGGATTGGTCATTTCATTCTTCTCTCTATTGGGTATTTCATTCTAGGTACGTTCACCTACAGTATCAGTACGCTCAGTAATTATTAGAAGTCTTTTAAAGAGTATATTACAATAGTGAATTAAACATCCCCCTCTAGGAGTAAAT